CCCAAGACTGTTCGGCCTTGTTTTTCGAAGTGTGAAGACGCCCACATGATCCGGATGTCTGCATCCAGCAGATGGGCATGGTCTTCGTTGTGAATGCTGCCGGTGTCGGCAAGGATCTCGGCGCTCAGCCACTCCCACACCTCAGGCGCTGGAATCAGGCGAATACCGAAGTCGGAAAGCTCGGATAGTTCGAGTAGCGACTTGGGTGGCATCGGTCTTTTCACTGGACCACCTCCGAGACGACCCGAAAGCCAAAGAGAAAATGATTATCATTAATGCAAACCGACGAAACTGCACCCCTTTCGGGTGGCGCGAAGCCTGAGTATGTGAAGAATGGGACGGGTCTTTCTAAATCACCAAGGATTTTGCGATGCCCAACGCTTTTGAATCACTTCTGTTCGTCCTGGCTGTCTTTGTTGGCCCGCTTGTTCTTCATCGCTTCTTCAGCTGGTATTCGAAGAAATTGCGCTACATCACCTCTTCCATTGCCATTCACGCTGCGTTCTTTGCCTACTGGCTTGCCAACCACTACCCGCAGTAAAGCGACCGCCAGGAAAAGGCTGCCCGACGCCAACACCATCAGTGCCGCACTCACCCGCGGCACACCTCACCTTCCGCGTCTTCCAGAATGATTTCGATCAGCTTCTGCTCACCCAGCCGGAACAGGGCAAGCGACTGCATGTCGTCGGCCATCGGGCCAAACCCGAACACCTCGATGCGACCGCTCCCAGTACGCATGCCGATCACGCCGACCGAGCAGGCTTCACGTTCGCCCGACTCAAGGTCATCGGCGATCTTGCGCAACGTGTGGACTGCATCACGCCAGCCTTCACGCTTGAATTCCAGCAGCTTAGCGGCCATTCATTTCTCCTTGGAGGGATCGGCCTCGCTTCAATAAGCCGACGCCCTTTTGGAAGCGGGAACGCCTCCTCAGTCCACTAACTCATTGGGGATCGATGGTCTATGGTTAGGCATCAGACCAAGCCATAGAGGAACTGGAAATGATCGAGCGCATCACTGAGGGATTGGTAGTGCAGGCGGCCAGGGAATGGGCTGCACGAAAGAACAAAAGCAATACATCCGCCGTAGCCAATGCTCAGGAAACGATGGTCGCGCTCAAGGTCAAACTGAGCGATGAGGAGTATGCCCAAGCATTGGCAAAGCTTTATCGCGATTACGAAGAGTCGTAAATAACGCGTGTTCAGCTCACCATGATGTTGGTCTGCATCTGGGCGTGCCCGTGCAGCAGCGATACGACCAAGCCCTGAGGTAGGCCTGCAGCCTTGGCAGCGTCAATCGCTTTGGCAATGGCGCTATCCAATTCAGTGATCGCCTGGTTGATGGCGGGACTCAGTGGCAATGCGTGATGCAGGCGCGTTACGTTGGTCATGCTTACTCCAATGTCGCGACACAATTTGATGATTCGCGAAACGTGTCGCGAACTACTTGCTCTGACTGCGCTTGATCTGGGCGTCCACCTGGTCGGCGCATGTGTCCAGCAGCTTGATGGCCTGATCCTTGAGCTCCCACACATCGCCGTTGAGGCGAAGGTCAGACTCGTCGGGGTCTACCCGCTCACACGGGATCAGCTCAGGGGCTTCCAGCCTTAATGTTTCTGTCTTTACCACTACTGGTGGCGGCTTTCCCGCGCAGGCCGTCAGGCAGAGGCTGAGCAGCCCAATCACGAACAGGCTTGCTGTTGCGCTTGAGATCTTCAAAGTCTTTCCTCGCCTTTTTGGCTTTGTCTTCGCTGGCCTTGATTCGCTTGTTGAGGTCGGCGGTGTAGGCGGCGTTGCGCTGGGCTTCGGCGCGGAGGGTGGTGATCGTCGCCTGGCTCTCGGTGTTAGCCGCGATGGCGTCTTGCTTGCCCTTGGCCTCGATCGTCACTTGGCCTTCAAGCGCAATGACCTGATAGTGCTGGATGCCCAGCAACAGGACGGCAACGAGCGCGATGATTGCTGCGGCGGCAAAGGCCTTCATAGCGAATCAACCTTGCGACCCAGGAAGCGGGTCACCAGTTCACGAATGGCTGTGACGCCAAGAAAGCCAATAGCACCACCGGCCGCGACCGAAAGGTTCGATGGCCACTCCATCCAGGCGATAACGCTACTGGCTGACAGGCTCAGGCCTCCGCAGATCAGCGCCTCGAAGATAATTCGGCGCTTACTGGTTTCTTTGGCGTCATAGAGCACGCGCAAGAGGGAGATGAGGATCGCCATAATTGCGCCCTGTAGGAGTGGATTGCTCATTGCCTCCCAGAACTTGGCCCAGCTCTCAGGTCTGTCCGGCATGATTGAGAATCCAATGGCTCCCTCTCGGGGAGATTGATAGATCCGACTCCAGCAGCACTCCCAGCTCGGAGCAATGGGTGTGGTGGAGCCGAAAACGAAAAAGCCCCGCACAATGGCGAGGCTCATATAAAGAGTTTGAATCATTCAGACCGGAGGCAAGAGAAATTTACTCGCACCCATACTAGGCTCAACAGGTGATAGCCAGTGGCCATGAGGTCCGCCGTGAAGCTCTCGAATTTTATTATCTGCTACAGCTTCAACGGGTACCGCGTCGTGTTCGCCCATCCCTCGACAACCATGACAGAGGCGGATGCTTGCTACCTCTCCTTAATTCACTCTGGCAGCAATCTTGGTTCAGGTCCGCCATGCGGCGGAACAATCAGAGCAATGCGAGATTTCGTGAGATTAAGCGGCATCACCGAAGTAACTTGGCACCGATCTTTGTAGATTCTGACTGGCGCGAAAGGCCCCGCTTAATGCGAGGCCCGAAATAGGTGTGAGGGTCTTTCCCCTCCTGTCCGCCAAAGACCTGGCTGTCCTGGCTAGAGGTAAGTTCTTTTATTGCGCCCACAAAAAAGCCCGACTCAATGGCCGGGCTTCTCCGTTGCTTCACTCCTAAACGCACGAAGGAATGACAGGATGTGTGGATAATGGCTCATTGGCTCACTGCCAGTCAAGCGGCTTTTGTCTCAATCAGTTCTTCTGCATCCAGCAGCGTTTGAGCGCACACCAAAGCCTCATCGACTTCACGCTCCAGCGCCTTGCGGATGTCGCGCCGCCAGCGCTCCTGAGTTTTGATCGGGTGCGGCTCGTTCGACCAATTGTCCATCTCGTACCAGCCGGCGGGCAGCACATTGGTCGAGCGCTTTCCGTCTACGCCGGCGAGCTTCGGCAATGCCCAAGTGACGACGGCGCAATGCAGGAACCGCTCAGGCGCCGGCGAACGCATGACCTTCGTCAGCTCGGCAATCGCTGCATGCTTGCGCTCGGTGTGCGTGGAGAATTTCGCCACCAGCACCCGCCAGTGCGCCGCCGACAACGACTTGTGCAGCCGGCCGAAAACCCAGCAGTCCTGGAGAAACGCCGCTTCCTTGCCAACGATCTCCCCCTTCTGCTTGGCACACTGCACATTTGGCTCGAAGTCACAGCCGCCGGCGGAATTGATGGTCTCGGCGGCGAGCGCCCGAACAACTGCGGATACCACGTTGCGATATGTCATGCCGCTCTCCCCTTCAGCTCTCTTGTTTTTGCCCGATAGTCAGCGGTCATCGCCTTCAGCTCTTCGATGGTGTACTTCTTCGGCTCATGCGGACCTTCCAGCCAGTCGACTGCTTCGGCGCCGACCCGCTTCACCAGCGCGATGCGGTAGTTGACGATGTTCCCGGACAGCTGGGTGTTGCACGGCGAGCACTGGCGGTGGCAGTTCAGCGGTTCGAAGCGAAGCGCAGGATTACTGCCAACAGTGCGGTAATGCCCTGCGTCGTATTTGCCCTGGTGGTGGCGGCCGCAACTGATGCACGGCAGTTCGGCGTCGCGCTCGCGCACCCAAGCGTTGAAAGCGATCTGCGTGTCCTTGAGGTGGTCGGCCCGACTCTTCAGCTTCTCCTTGCGGACCTTGATCTCTTTGCGCTCGATCTGGGCAAGCGACTTGCGAGCCTTCTCCTGATTCACATCTTTAATGGCGAGCCCGCACTTGGGGCTGCACACGGCCTGACCCAGGCGCTGCGGCGGGAAGCTGATTCCGCACGCGGGGTTCTTACACTTCTTCGGCTTGGGTTGTTTGGCGATCATGCAGCCTCCTTGCTCAGCAAATCAGTGAAGACCACGCCTTGGCCGGTGAAGAACGTGGCGATGCGGTCGGTGTACGCCACGCCCTGGGCGCGGTTGAACAGGCTGGTAACGGGGAAGCCATCAGGGCCGAACAGCTTGCACTCGCCC